AATTCAGGAGACCATTGTGCTCTTAGTTTTCTTTCTGTAACAGAAACTGTAACTGACTCAAGGTCAAAAGAAACTTCACCAATTTCATCTTCAAACTCAAGGTTTGCATATCTTCTATAGAAAGCTATGAAAGAACCGCCTGAAGTACCTGAGTAGATTGTACTACCTGTGTATCCGTCAAGTGATGTTGAATCACAATCAGCACATATAGGACAAGAAAGATCTACTTCTAAGTATATACAACCATTTTGAGAACAGATGTCATTATAACTTCCACCATTTCCTGTTGGAGGAGTTGATGCGTTATTGTAGTTGTTACCATTGTTTCCAAATGCGGTTTGTGTGTTAGTACTTGTTGGAGTAACAATACCTTGACCGTAAATTTGAGTTACTACTCTAAATAATAGAGGAACATACTGACCAGCAGCATTTTGTAATACGTTACATGGTGTTGAAGATCCCGAAATAACTGAAGTTCCATAAATTCTTAAATCAGAAAGAAAAGACTCTGTATCAATTTCACTACCGTCAGGACCAATTAATTTTCCAGTTCCAGCATTTGCAAAACCACAAAGTTTCATAATAACTTTTCTTGTGTTTCCTGAATAAGCGTCTAATGATGAATCAACTAAGCTACTACCAGCCCATACTTGTACAGCTGTGGTAGCAGTAACTGCGGTCCATTTACCTTTAGAGTAATCGAACAATCCTGGAGGATCTAAACCAGCTTCATTACCTTCGTAAAATGAATCATAAAGATTTTTTTTGAAAGGGAAGTTAGTTGCACTTGCATCTCCGTAACCACTGTTTGGTGTTTGAGTACTAGGTGAGTTAGGTGCTCCATAAGGTGCGTAATGCTCACCTCCAGAGTCTTGTACTCCAGTTTGTAAGTTTCCATTAGCGTCGTATGAAGATCCGTTAGCGTATCCTTGAATTTTAGGCACAAAATAGAATAATTTACCGATAGGTAAGTTCATAGCTTGTACAGATACGATGTCGTTAGCCAATAATTTAGAGAATACTCTTCTTACGATTGGAAAAACAACTGTTTCAAAAGCTCCGTTAGATGCTCCGTCTGATGTTGCTTCGTTAATTAAGTGAGACGCTTGGTTCTCATATAATTGTGCAACGTTTTCTTTTAGGTGGCCTCTAAGACCTTCAAGGAATCCTAAACGATCCCATTTGTTAATTGTATCTTCTTTGATAACTTTAAGGTGTTTTAACCCGATGTTACCAACAAGACCTGATTCTAATAATGCTCCCATTTTTTTTGGTTTTTTATTTTTTTAGTTTATTTTATTTTTGTCATTAAATCCTTCATTCTTAAAAATTGTGGATTCTCATACGTTTTTGATTCAATCAAATTAACTGAAGATCCTGTATCAGCAGTTTTATTAACAGTTCTTTGAATTGACTCGTTTATTTTTTGTTCACCTGTTGAACCATTAGATGATAATTCACCTTTAATTGTTCTATATAGGTTTTTTGATTCTTTTAAAGATTCAAGATTATCAAATCTTCTTAAAATATTTATTTTTTCTTGTTTTGTTGTTGAATGTTCGGTAAAAAGTCTTGTAGCGTAAGCCAAGTTAGAATTAAATACCGCAACTTCATTTAATTTTGTTCTAAAAACATCAAGAGCCGCTTTGTATTCTTCATTTTTTTCTTTTAATAAATAAACTTCATTATTTGAATAGTTTTCCGAAATTTTAAATGGACTGTATTCATAATTTCTGTTGTTTGTTTTCGCTTTTCTTAAACCACGGCTACCATCTTTAGATCCATTACCATAAGTTCTTGCCGCTTCTTTGGTCTCAACTTTTTTAGCCATAGATCCTTTTTCCATGTTCATACCTTCCTTATATTCAAATTTTGGTTTTCCTGTTCCAGTGGCTTTAATACCTTTACCAAACGCTTCTTTTCGTTTTTCGTTAAATCCGCCACCCATATTAGGTTTTTTGTCATATGAAAATTTAGGACCTCTACGGTTTTCAGTTCCTTTTGATTTTAAAGATTTTAAAGATTTTTTAACCGCTTCCATTACATCTTCAACAGAATTCATGTCCATATCTTCATTATAATCCATACCTTCAGTATATTCATCCATTCCCATACCTAAATCATCCATTCCCATACCATCATCATCCATACCTTCCATAGATTCCATTCTTCCCATACCTTCAGTATCATCTCCATCTATTTCCAACTCATATGATGTTTCTTCATCATCATCATCTCCATCTATTTCCAACTCATATGATGTTTCTTCATCATCATCATCATCATCCATTTCTGAAAATCTATTTCCACGAGATCTGATCGCATCTCTCACAGGAGTTTCGAACCTGCCTTTATGTGATCTGATTGCGTCTCTCACAGGAGTTTCAAATCCCATTTCATCTTCATCTTCGTATGAGAAATCATCTTCGTCTGAGAAATCATCTTCGTCTGAGAAATCATTATCCTCATCACCCATTCCGTCCATTTCTATTTCATATATTAGTTGATTACGATTATTACCGTAAGATTCTCCTAATTGAATCATATATTCATTATCACCGTCTTTAAGGTTTATATTACCACCTTCTTTTTTTATTACGATTCCATCATCATCCCCCATTGCTTTAAAAACTCTAAGAACTTCCGCATCAGATGCGTCTGTCATATCAATAGTTTCATCATCCATTTCAGGGTCCATTTCCATTTCAGGGTCCATTTCCATGTCTTCATCATCCATTTCCATGTCCTCATCGTCCATTTCCATGTCCTCATCGTCCATTTCCATGTCCTCATCCTCCATGTCGTCAACGGGTTCTTCAATCTCATCTTGTTCTCTAAGAGATTCTTTTACTAATTGTTTGATTTCTTCACTCATTGTAGATTGAAGTATTCCTTTTGCGTTCTCTTGAAGAGTCTCTTCCAAATTTCGTATTTGAAATAGAGCGTCTTCTACTACATTTTTGTTATAATTCATATTTTTTTATAATAGTTCATCAATAAATATCATTAACTTTTAAAAAAACAATAATTTTTTATTTTTTAGGCATAAAAAAAGGAAAAAGATTATTTTCTTTTTCCTTTTTTATATTATTAAAAATATTTTAATTTTCAATAACCTCATTAATTTTTGATTCAACAATTGCTGTTATTCTCCAATCCATTGAATAATTTTCAAAAATTTTAGTAACTTTAGCCTCAACATCTGTTGGGCTATATCCTTTTACTAATTTTTCTTCTTTCATTTTTTTTACTTTTCCTGTTTCATTATCAACCACATCGGTTGTAATTCTTGATATAAAATACTTTTCGTCCATAATAATTTTTTTTATTTATCTAAATAATGAGTTAATCTTTTCATTAAGTCAAGCGATTTATTACCAGACTCCCCAACATTTCTTTCTACGGACATTCTTTTTTCTTCATCTAAATTTTCTTCGTATTTCATTCTATCGTTTCTATCTGTGAATAAGTATGCACCAGGGGTAGACGGTGAAGATACAAGATCAAAACATATTAATTCAAAATCATCCTGAACTTCATTTTGTTCCCCAACTTTTTTTAATGATCCAACACCACGAGAAGATATTCCTAATGTAACACCTTGACGTAAATAATTGGCCGCTAAATCACCTTTTGTTGATACAATACCTCTTTCGTGAAAACCTGGACTTGTTAGTAATTTTAATTTACCCAATAAAACAGGACCATCCCACCATATTTCTGTGATCATGTGAGAAACCCTATCTAAATCGATTAGAGAAGATTCAGGATGGTTTAACTCAGAAAGAGATGTTCCTTTATTAATAATTTTTTTATAATTATCAGCTTCTCTTTTTAATATTTTTTCAGGATAAATTCTTCCGTTTCTATTTGGGGTATTGTATTTTTGTAAAACAGCGTAAAACTCAAATGGTTTTGAGTGATCCAACATATCTCGATTTTCTCTTATCATAGATAAGTTTCTTCGTTCATTTGGGTCTATATAACCAGCGTCATACTCAACAAGAATCCCACGTCCGGAATCTTTTGGTCCCAATATTTTTAAGTTTTCCATCTATCTATTTTATATATAAATACTAAATAGTTTCAGTTTCTTTCTTTATGATTTTTGTATTTCCATTTTTAGTAAGATAAAATTTAAAATATTTGTTTTTATTCATTATTTCCCCATATATTAATTTAATTAAACTTTTTACAATTCTTTTTAATTTTGGAGATTTAAAATCCATTTTTTCTAACAGAAACAAATTAATCTCTAAATTCATAAATGATTTTTTTTTAAGATGTAATCCACTAGTTCTTAAATCAAGATCAACAATAAATTTAGTATCAATAATATCTTTATTTATGTTATTTAAAAGTGTGTGTTTAACGGATCTTGACATGTTTAATACGACCCTATTCCAATCCTCCGCCTCATATTTTGGTTCTACCCAACTTTGTATGTTTATAAAAATTGATTTTAAATTTTGGGAATCAATTGTCCCATATTGTGATTTAAATGATCTATACCCGTTTAGTTTGGCAGTTTTTCCTTTCTTCATAAATTTTCTTCATATACTTAATGTTTATTTTGATATAATTATAATTAATTATTATTGTTATATCAACAAACCTAATAAAATGAAAATATGTTAATCGTGACAGTAAAAAAGGGGGGTATTGAGAAATCCTTAAAACTTTTAAAGAGAAAATTAATTAATACAAATCAAAATGAAATCTTATTAAACAAAAAAGAGTATATTAAACCATCTATACTTAATAGAGAAAAAAACAAAAAGGCGATTTATATTCAAAAATTAAAATTAAATAAAGATTAAAGACTTTCTTTAAGTTGTTTTAAATGATAATAGTTTAATTCTGAAAAAGATTCTTTTTGAATTTTTAATAAAACTTGATCTATTGTGTTAATTGTGTCAGAATCGTTTTCATTATTTTTTTTTTCATTTAACTTTTCTAAAACCAAATCCTTAGCGTCATTGTAATTTTCAATTAACTGTGTTTTTGGTGTTGATAGAATTTTTTTAAGTTCTTTTTGTTCTGATTCTTTTAATGAGGAAATAAATTTCCCAACAGTTTTATTTGCAACATTTAACATTGACTTTAATGGAACCTTAATGATTTCTTTTTTTTCTTGTTCTTTAGTTTTTAAAATTTCGCAAATAATTTTTTTACTCTTAATTTTACTTTCTAAAGTTAAAACGTCTGTTGAAAACAGATTATCTATTTCTTTATATTTGTTTTCACATTTTATGTGACCAACCCACATTTTAATTTCTTTTAAACTATAAGGATTTACCTTATTAGTTAAATTTTCATATGCGGTGATTGATTCATTTATAAATTCATTTACAATACTTTCTTGAAGACCTTTTTTAGTTGACAATTCATCATACAAAAAAAATATTCTAGATATGTTTTTGTTTTTTAACACTAACTCCTCAAATATAAATAAGTTATCTTTTAAAGTTCCCTTTTTATACGACTCACTTAAGTAAATTTCTATTTTTGATTTTAATTCTCCAAACATTTGTATTTTTTTAAATAAATATCAAGATATTTTGTTTATTTCATCAATATCGGTGTCAGTTGTTTCTTCATCATATTCATCTCTGTCAATCATCTCACCATCCCACCAATCTGAATTATCAAACCAACCCACAAAATCTTGAACATCGTCCTCATCTTCTAAGTAACTATCTACCGTGTTTTTCCACATTTCTTTAACACTAATTGTTGCATATCTTCTTGTGATAATTTCGTAAGTATGTAATTCAGGAATTTTAATTGGCTCAGTTTCATAATTAGGGTTCATTCGGTATAACGAATAAATAAATGAAAAATCTTCGGTTTCAATCGCCATTCCAATATCGTCTAAAATGTCTTTAACTATTTTTTCATTAACCCCCGAAACTAATTCTCTTGGTTGACCATATTTACCAATATCATTATTCATCTTTTTTAAAATGAACCTCATGTTTTTTTCAGTAAGATTTTTGAATTTACTCATATTAATAAATACTAATCACCAAGAAGTTTTGATAATTGATCTTCTAAATCACCTAAAGAATTATTTATTTTTTTAAAATCTAAAAACTCATCTTCATTAAAATCATCCTCATTTGATTCTAATATTAATTTATTTTTATCTTTTCTTATTGATTCAGGTATTGGTGGTGGTGGTGGTGGTGCCCCTCCTGCGTCAGGTGGTGGTGGAGCTCCTCCTGCACCCGCAGCTGGTGCTCCTCCCGCTGGTAATGTTGTTCCTGTTACAGGTTTGTAAAGTCTATCTACGGTGTCAAAAATTCCTGTTCTAGTTACTATTGTTGCCGTATTATCTAATTCTGCAGAAACCGCTCTTTCCATTCTAATTTGTAATAGTTCGTTTTTAATTTCATCATCAGAAAACCCAAAAATGTGTTTTTTAGCCCAAGTAGCGGAAACTGGTTGGATTGATTTAGGAATTTCACTAACCATGTCTTTATATAATGTAATTTTTGTCGCCCAAACGTCGATCATTAATAAATCGGCTTGTTTTGATGGATTTGTAAGTTGTAATGTAAAATTTGATAATTCATCCTCAAACCCCATTAAAAATAAATGAATGATTGCTATTTTATTCATTTCTGCAATTGCGGATTTTTGAATCCTGTTAATTGTTCTTGCGAAACGAATATCTAATAAAGATAAATTCTTACCATCACCAACTGGTTCTTCAAACCCTAAATAAGCCTTTGGAACACGAAGAGCGGTAACTAATTTCTTTTGGATGTATTCAATATCTGCAATTTCAGACAAATTGGTTCCACCAGGTAATGTTTCAATTGGCATAGTTGCTGCAGCATCCCTAACAGGAATAAAGTAATCTTGATCCACGGCCATTTGATTAAATCTTAAATCTACATTTCCCGTTTTTCTATCAACAACCTGATCTCTTTTAAATTTATTTGCAACTCTTTGAACGTATGGTTCTACATCTTTGTCGTCCATATTACCAACAAATACTTTAAAAACTCTTCTTTCGGGAGCTCTTGACGTTCTATAAATTAACATCGCGTCTTCTGCCAATACCAATTGTTTCCAAATACGACGAGCCTTTTCTAACATTGATGTCCCATAAGGTAGTTTTCTATCATCACCTAATAACCTAAAATGGCCAATCTCCCAAGTATTAAATTCAGTGCTTTTAACTTTCCAAATAAACTTAAGATCTTTTCTATTAACATTAACCGTTGCAGTGCTAGTTTTAGATTCAATACCCCTCTCCAATCTTTCAATTTCAATATTTGGTAATTGCATACAACCTGTTACCCCTTTTTCTGAATCTAATTTTAGATAAACAAAATTATCACCATACTTACACATGTTTCTAATCCACATTGGTAAATTGGTATTAATGTCTAAAACATTAACAAACAAATCAACTAAAATACTTTTTATTCTTTTTGACTCTGAATACACCTGAAG